TTTGATAAGCCTGCATGTAGTATTGTAACATATCTGCAGGACCTTTCAAGTATCCATATGCTTCTACCAGACATCCATACAAAAGTAAATCCTGATATTTGTTAGATACATAAGTTCCATTTGTGGCTGCTGGAGCTGCACTTGGTTGTGTTGTATTAGTTAAACTTATTGGTTGTTTTACATACGCTAATGTAATCTCATAAGTTGAATCTGGTGTAGGTGCTACCACCCAAAATTCTGCATCCCAATTTGCATAATATTTAGGAAAACCAGATTGTGTGCCTGGAGTATCATAATAAGCGGCCATATAACTTGTATCTTTTTTTTCTAAAAATACTTGATCTCCTGAAGCATTTTTTAATTGTGCATATCTTATAAATCTTAAATCAGATGGGATAGTTACATATCTATTACCCGTAACTAATTGTGACGTAGCATAAAACCTATTATCATCAGAGTCAGCTTCTCTATAAATTTTGTTTTCTGTGTTTTTAATTATAGTGTCTAATACTGAATCAGATAAAACTGAATCATCAACTTCAGTATAATTTCTAATATCTGTTCTTAAATTTGTTAAAGTATAAGCCATTAAGCCACTATCTCCCTACAATCTCTACAACCTTTTTTATATCTTTTATGAAGATCACAATGTTTTGGTTTTACTTCTTCATATAAAACAAGATGTGGATCCTGTTTTTCTGATACAAAAATATTTTTAATCCAATTCCAAATTTTATTTATCATGCGCTTACTGTTACAGGTCCTGCTGATGCAGCACCTCCTCCTCCTGTTTCAGTTATACTAGATGTTGTTGCAGTTGCAAAGGTATATTTATCATCGTTAACTTTAGTGATTGAATATCCTGAAGACAAATTAATTGTTGATCCCAATACTCCACCAACGTTTTGTGCATCTCTAAATCTTACAGTGTCACTTGTAGATCTACCGTGATTAGGTTCTTTTACAGTTATTGTTGTTGATCCAGATGTTGTCGTAAAAGGATTTAATGGAAGCATTTTAGGAACAGCAGTTTCTGTTCTATCTGTTCTAACATGTCTTAAAGCTATTGCATCTGCACCATGAGGTTTAGGTTCTAATTGTGGCTGTTTTGGTTCAAATTCAGATACATGAACAAGTGATCCATTCCATTCTCTTACCATTTCTTTATATGGAAACTCCATACCTGATCTGTCTGATATTGCTTTTGAACGTTTACCTGATGCGTAATTTGCCATTATACTCCTGGATAATAAACTTTTGGTGTTATGTAAGTGCTAGAAGCAGAACCATCTTCTGCTAATGCTCTTTGAAATTCATCTTCATAAACTAATTTCATTCCTTGAATTAATTGTGGTGCATATTTCATAGATAAATAATAAGCTAAACCTGCAACCATACATGGCACAAATCTAAATGGTAAATCGGTTGCATTTGTATAAGCACCAACATCTTGAATTCTTTTAATATAATAAATATGCATATCTTTTGATGCACTAGTTGAATCTGGTGTTGGATAAACACTTATACTTACATGATCAATAAATCTTTGAACCCAATATTGATTTGGAGTTCCTTTTGATAATTTATTAGAAAAAGCAGCATAAGTTGATCTATCAACTTTTGTCATTGGACTATCTGATTGCGTTGTTTGTGTTCTATTAGATCTTAATTGTGCTTCAAGAACATCGGATACGCCATAGATGCCATTAGTGGGAGTGGTTACTGCACTTGTACCATCTGTGCTTGCTCTAAAAAATTTATATTCTACTTGTCCTTCAATAAGGTCAATATTAGTTTCATCTATTTCCCAATAATGAATACCTCTGTTGCCCCATTCTTGAAGCATTATGTTTAATGATCTTCTTGAGGATTTTAAATGATATCCTGTTACATCTTGAATACCAAGACGTTCAAAAGCTTCCTCTATTATTTCATCAATAGAAAAAGTTTTGTCAAACGTAGTTGTGCCCGAGGTAGTGTTAGCCATTTAACCTCCTAGCCAGTATAACCAATAGTAACAGATGTAGTATTTGTTATTGTAGCATGTAAAGTTGTTTCGAATCTAATACCATTTCCAGGCATATAAATATCTAAACCCTCTGTACCAAAATCAGCTTCAAACACTTTATCTCCACTACCATCAGTACTATTCCTTAAAATTAATTTAGAACCAGCGACTCCTTCACATTGAATGTAAGTTACTCTACATGGACCCATGTTAGTAGATCCACCAGAAATAGTTTTAACTCTTCCTGTGCTTGTTATAGTGGTAAACTTCTGATCTGAACTCATATTTTTCTCCTTAAAATTTATGTGGGGCCGAAGCCCCACAAATTATTTATTAACTAGCGTCAGACGAGCTTGATATACCAATGAATTTTAAAACCATTGTTACACCAGTTGCTCCTGGATCACCACTTACAACTACTTCTACTTCGTCTGCTGTTGCAGTTGCTGCAGTTGTAGTTCCACCAGACATTCCTAAAACTCCATTGCAAGGAAAAAATCCTTTAAAACCTGTGGACGCCACATTAGGTGAGATTCCATCTACGAAACCATCAGTATCTGCATCTGTTCCAATATCATTTAAAGTAACAGAATTAGTAGCCGCAGTTGTTACAGCCACCAGAACACCCATAGGTATGAAGTTAGAAGGTATGCCGATAGATGATTCTTTTCCTGTAGTAGCACCATCAGCAACAGTTACTGTTGCAGTGTATTGAGAAAGAGTCATCTCGTTTGTTAAAGCACCAGTAGTTGCACTTTTAACGATTGTTTTAAAACCGTTTTCCGATCGTACCGGTCCTGTAAATGTAGTGTTTGCCATAATTATATCCTCCTAGTTTCCGAACGTAATCTCTAGGCCGTCGACTATACTCGTTTACGTTCTAATTAATTGTATAGTGATGGAATTATACACTACATTTTAGTAGAGTGCAAGAGAGCCTATAATGTGAATTGAATTTATTCAACGATGTAGCTTTTTATTAAGTAGCTACTGAAACTTGTGGAGCTGCGCCTTCAACAGTATTCTGCCTGTGGGCAATAGCTGCTTCTTCCAGCTTAATCTTTGTGATGACTTCTTTAACTTTGTCATCAATCCTGACCATTTCAAGAGTATATCTACCGTTAGACAGATGCTCCTGTTCCCACTTCAACTCCAAGGACCTTTTTTGTTTGTATAGGTCTTGTATCATTGATAACCT